ATGGTGAAAAAGCAATATGGCAGTGTGAGATGGTTCTTATCCTATGAAGTAAACGAAGCATTGGATCTATATTTACGTGTTAAATCTGGTGAACTTATTGTCTTCGATGCGGTTTACTTGAAGGAACATGGTGACTATGCATACACAGATGGACACATATACAGTTCTGAAAGCCTTGTAGTGAGAAAATTCAAGGAAAGATTTGAAAAGAGTAAAAGGATTCATCGACGAGAACTTAGAAAATTCGTTAAAGAAGACCTTAAATGGGAGAGTAGGAGCAAATATTATGATGTTCGTGATGAACTATTAGGAGAGGGTTTTTTATCTTATTTTGAAAGGAATAAGCAGATTTTTTTAGTCGATCTGGATCCCATAATGGATTACAGTGGTATTAGTGAGAAATGGCCAGAGGAAGCCCATGGTAATAAAAGGTGATGAATTTTCAGTCAAGGGAAAATAAAGAGAAAATAGTGATTAGGTGGGGGGAGGAGTGTGGAAGACCGGGAGCTGCCAGGCTTTCATCGGAATTCAAGAAACATCCCCCCCCACACATCTATTATGTTAGAACATATATTGTATATATGTTTATAGTTAATTTGGTTTTAACTATTTATTAGTAGTTAAATTTAATATATAAGTAATAATAGGTCTTTAAAGTTGTAAATAGAAATAGTAAATTATTAATATTAAGAAAGGAATATGGATAATTATGTATTTAGCGTTCTGATGGGGTTATAATGTCTGAATGTGTATATTGTTGTATGTATGTGGAGGAGAATCTGGGGGGCGACAATAGATGCTATATAGAATCATGTGAGTGTGGTAATTATAATTTACTGTATGATAAGGGTAAGGGAAAAATTTTTTGTCCTAATTGTGGTTTAGTTTATGGTGAAAAGTTAAGAGATATCGATGCGGTTAAAAACAAAAAACCTATTAAAAAGGGGGAATACACACCCCCTAAAGTAGTTTGTGAGATATGCGGCTATAGTTATATAAATAGACCAAAAAGGACTTTTGGTAGGTTTGATTTTTCTAATGATTATTGTGATTTCTGTTCCAGTATAATCCAATGGACTGCCAGCCGATATGGTGAACGAAAAGATAATATAGGCAGTTCAAAAGGGGGAGATGGTGAATGTTTTTTGTCCAAGGAGGAGGCTGATATTTATTAAGCTCTGTGAATTGTGTGGGAAGCCCATTACGAACCCTAAACATAATCAGAAATATCATAAACAAGGCGATCCCGTGAATACTGAATGTTACCATAAAAGGATGAGGTTAAACTGGCAACAGGCGAGTAGTAATTACCGATTAAGGATGAAGAAACGGCGAAACCAGGAAATTAAAGATAAAATCAGGGAAATAGAAAGGGGTGAACTTCAAAAGAGTCATGATGGTACAGGTGGGCGTTTAGGGAATGGGGGCTTAGGTCCAAAGCCTAGGAAGGATGAAGTCAAGGAGTGGAAAGTTGTTGAGCGTGAAATGAAGAGATATCGTTTGAGTATTTAAATCTTTTTTTACTTTTATGACGCCATTAAGTAAGGAAGTACAACTTTTATATAGGTGTGGAAGAACCTGGAGCTGCCAGCCAGAATTACCGGAAAAAAGAGAAAAAAATTTGTTTATGACGAGGAATGGCTTAAAAAAGTCCTAAACAAAATATGCCCTGAGTGTGATGGAAAACTGGAAAAGAAAGGAATCCTAAGAGCTTGCACCACAAACCAACACCTCCATATATATGGAAGTCCTATTTTAATAGCCTACACTGAAATAGGAAAAAAAGAATCCATCACAGAAAATCTATATCAGGGTAGGAAATGCCCCGAATGCCAATCCACTACTTTTGACTATAATGAAAAGACAGATGAAACCAGCTGCATTAAATGCGGATTAATACTAAGCGGTCCACCATGCTATGGTATAAAGTATCCCTGGCACGTTTCTTATAGTGATGGAATGAACCTGTACCATGGCCCATACAAATAAAATTTATTTTATTTTTTATAATTTTTTTTGAAATTAGAGGGGGTCCTGATTCCCTACGCTCAAATGGATTTATCACCAGGATCCCTGGAAAAACTCCCTCTACAAAAATTTTAAATTTTTTTTATTCAATTCATTTAAAACATATAATTTAAAAGGAGGAAATCAGGATATGGTTACTTTTAGGAATATTGACTATCTAACAACTATTTTACTTGCTTTGATTCCTGTGATTCTTTATCTCAAGGATACAATTATTTTATACGTGCCGCCAGCATATTTGATACTGGCAGTGTTAATCTTTGCAGTTTTAAGTCAGCTTGCAGCTGAACAACGTGTCAAAGATGCAGTCGAAGAAGTCCAAAGGTGGAAAATATTTGACTGGTTATCTACCATTCTCTTGGCTTTCGGACCAATACTATTAGCATATGAAAGCCTAATTGAACAGCAACTCCCACCCGCCATAGTGCCCATAGCCGTAGGCGTATTCGGTTTAATCAGCCAGTACATCACTAATAAACGTGTCCAAGCATCCACACCCATACCGAAAAGGAGCCACCTGTAAACGAAGGCTACATCTAAAATTACTTTTTTTATACGGAGATTGGAAGGATGGAAGGCCCAGAACCAACAGGAGAAAAGGTGCATATCTGTGTCCATGAAGACGACCTCGAACAACACCGCGAAGACCTGAAAAACATACGAAACGAACTGAAAAAAGACAACAACCTACTCGAATTCATAAAAGACGAACTAAAAATCCTTAAAGACGCAGTAGGAGTAAAAAACGAGGAAAACGGAGCCAGAGACAAACAATTAAAAGAAATACGACAAAAAACAGATGAAATCGGCGAGGTCAAAGAAAAAAATGAAACACTATTCACAAAGGTGCATAATATAGAACTCAACATGGTAGAAATAACAACAACCCTCGGATTAAATAAACAAGCACAGGAAAACAAGGACAAACTAAGGAATATAATAATCGGCGCCCTAATAGGGGCAGCATTTACTTTCATATTCACCGTGATTATATCCGAAATATACTAAAACAATACACCACACTACTATAAGTTTACATCTATTTTTATTTTAATTTCACGATATTTCTCCAAAACTTTGACTAAATTTCATCAAATTTTCATAAATTTCACCTAAAATTCCAACTTTTTATAAAAAATCTCAGAAGTCCTAGTGAGAACCATGGCAGATAACAACGAAGAAAAGCAACCATGGGACAGACAGAAAAGCGAACCATCAGGGAGTTATAGTTTATTTAACGAGTTTTTAAAGCTCGGTCCGTTAAGGACTATACCTAAGTTAGTGGTGAAGCTCCAGGATGATCCGGACTTTGAAGATCCCCCTAAGAAATGGGCGCTTGAGAAACAGTCTACTAAGTGGAAGTGGAGAGTTCGGGCTGAGGCTTATGATGATGAGAGGATACTCCTGGAGAGGAAGGAACTTGAAGCTAGGGCTCATGAGCGGTTGATTAAGCGTTTAGACCAGAATGAACTCGAAGAGGATAAGCTTCATCAAGCTATCATGGATACTTTAAACGCCACTACTACAGGGGAATTTGACAAAAAAGGAAACCCGATACCATTTAAAATAACCGCTAAGGCGTATGCTGTGGATTGTTTCAGTAAAGCTAAAAAGAATAGTAGTGATAGTCAGCGATTGGATTATGGTGAACCCACGAGTATCAGTAATGACACTGTAAAATTGAAAAAGCAGGATGACAAAGAATTTTCAGAAATTAAAGATCTATTTGCAGAAGCAGAAAAAGCAAATGATGATAATAGTGATCTGAAAGAGGTGGATTAAACATGGTAATGGTAAAATCCTTTCGATCGCAACTTATACTCTGATGCTGTTTCTAAAATTATAAAAAAAACTATTTATGAAAATCCGTATATCCCCATTAAACCCTATCCCAGGCAATTGTGGCCTATTTATGAGATTACACAACCTATACAAGATGATGAGCCACACAGCATTCTAGTTGGTGGGGCTGGCTTCGGGGGAAAAACTTATCTGGGTACTATGCTTTCAGGCCAGTACCTGGAAGTCCCGGATTACAGCTGCCTTGTTACCCGGTTGAATTATGGTGAGTTAACTGGTCAGGACAGTATCTGGGAAAATTCATTGAATTGGTTCTGTGATGAGGAACGCCTCGGAGACCTGGCATGCACAGCTCATGAAGGAAAGCTTAGGATTACCAGCCCTTACGGTGCTAAGATATGGTTTAAAGCTTTTGACCGTGAAGCCAAAAAACAGAAGGTCAAATCAGAGGGTTATGACCGAATAGTAAATGATGAGGCTAGTGAGCTTCACCCTAACGTTTTACAATTCCTTTACAGGTCCCTGCGTAGTGACTTGGATAGTTTTATTCCCCTGGCGATGGTGAACTTCAGTAACCCTGGGGGGCCTGCCACAGATTATTTATGTAACAGGTATGTTGATGGACCTTACAGTTATTACTGGATTGACTGGAGACATAATCCATTCATTTCCCGGAAGATTTACAGTAAAACCCTGGACAACCTAAGCTATGCGGACCAACAATACCAAAAACATGGAGATTGGCATTACAGAATCCAATCTGGTGACATCTTCGATGCCAAACTAATTGACGCGGCAACATTACCACTAGATCTATACCAGTACATCCGACAGAATTTTGAACTTAAACAGTTGGTCCGGAAGTGGGATGTAGCAAGTAGTGAACGAAAAACAAGCAGTTACACGGCATGTACTTTATTTGAGATATACAGTCAGGGTGTAAAAGTAGCAACCAAACAAACCAGTATCCGTAAGAAGCCAGGACCACTGCAGGATTGGATGAAAATAATTATGGCCAAGGATGGCCTGGACGTGGAACACCACATCGAACACCAACCAGCTGCAGCTGGAGATCACCTAGACTATTACTTCGAAGCAGACTTCGATGAATATAACTGTTCATTCTACCCCGTCCAGAAAAATAAAGTTATACGGGCGGGTAAATTAGTTCCTGAGATTAAGAATGGTGCTTACTTCGTGGAGAATAATGAACTCGTAGAGAATAGTAAAGATGGAACATTATTATTCCTTGAGGATCCACATGAACCTTACCTTGATATTTTTAAGAAGCAGGCTGTGAATTTTCCTAATTTTGATAAATTGACAGATGATGATGAGGAAGCCAAACACAGTGACAGAGTAGATACGGTTTCCGCAGTCCTGATTAAACCAATTAATAAGACTCCGATTATTGGTAATTTAGACCTATGGTGAAGTTTATGGATCCTGTCATGGTTGCTGTAGATGAAACACTACGATACATCCAAGCCCAGCAATATCAGCAATTCCAGGAGCAATACTATTATGATTACTATTATGAATCGTTTGAGCTTCATCAGGCAGCGTTAGATCCGGATAAGATCACTGACTGGCTTCCCGGTGAACGGGAACTTTACAACACCATAACCACATCTATCAAGGAGCAGCTCACCACTGCCGCGGATCATGTAGGAAAAGCCAAAACCGATGCACTAGAGAAGACACGCTTCTGGGAGAAAGTCACTCCAGAGTTGGATAAGGTCCTCTACAAACACACCTCCACTATGGAGGAGCATATAGAGGACATCTATAAGGCGGGTAAGAAGCAAGGATTCGATAAGTTACAGGTTAAATCTTTCTTCGGGGCGGCTGATAAACAGGCCCTCTTCACATTAAAGAATTATAATTTTGACCTGGTAAAGAATTTATCCGATGATCTACGGACACAGATTCGTAGGGAGGTTTGGACTGGTGTGGCCCGGGGCGACACCATCCGACAGGTAACTAATAGGATTAAAGCATTAAACCTTGAACCGATACAGGCAGGTAAACGTCTTATAACCCCTGAGCAACGTGCAAGGCTAATCGCTCGGACCGAGACGATGCGGGCGGTCAACCAGGGACAACTCCTTGCATTCCAGCAGTACGGCATCGAATACATTGAAATCATCACCAGTGGTGATGCAAGGGTTTGCCCATACTGCCAATCACTAGATGGTAAAATCTATCCAATAAGAACCGCTAAAATCCCACCATTCCACCCCCTCTGTTATGACAAAGACACTGAAGTATTTACAAACAATGGATGGAAACTCTTCAAGGATGTAGATCCAGATGATAAGATTCTTTCAATGAACCCTGAAACCCACCTAGTTGAGTTCATTCCATACATACAGAAAATAGAATACCACCATAATGGTGAGATGTATCATATTCACAACAAATGGTTTGATATGAAGATCACCCCTGATCATGATGTATACACTGAAAGAAGGGTGGATCATGGAAAACAGGGAAGAATATTAGAACCTTTCTTTGTTAAACCGTGGGAACTGCATTCTGAGCACCTTATACCTCGAACATGTGAATATAATCTGAAATCGCCTGAATTTATTCATATTAACGGGTTGCAATTTAAACCCAAAGATTACGCATTATTTATGGCATGGTACTTATCAGATGGATCCATACTTCATGATCAGGAAGATGCTAAAAGAAGAGCATATCCAATTAAAATAGCACAACAAGACCCTTCTGGAAGAGCTATCTTAAAAGAAGGTTTGAAAAGGATAGGGGAGAGTTTAGGATTAAGATTAGCAGTTGGTAAAGAATACTTTGAATTCTATTCAAAAGAATTATATGAATATCTCCACCCCCTTGGAGGATCCTATGAAAAATATATCCCTAATGAGCTATTCATTCTTTCAAGGGAACATCTAAACATATTCCTTGATAATTATTTACTTAGTGATGGACATGAACGTGTCAAAAACAATGGAATGGTCCCAAAAAGCATTGAAAAAGTCTTATTCACCACATCACCAAAATTAGCAGATGATTTATCTCATATTATTTTACTTGCAGGGTATTATCCATCATTTGCAATCCATAAGATGAAGGGTAGGGAAGTGGAATTCCGTAATGGTACCTACAAAATAAACCGGGACATGTTCCGTATTTCAATTAATAGAACAAAACATGCCACAATGCAGAATATGACCATAGACATTGTTCCTTACGAGGATATGGTCTATTGTTTAGAATTACCAAAATATCACACCTTATGGGTCCGTAGAAAAGGAAAAACCTCATGGGGCGGAAACTGCAGGTGCACCATCGCAGCAGCGGACAAACCAACCAGTGAACCAATTGATATCAGCCCTAATGATGCGGTTAACTTAGTAGATCAGGTATTAGGAAGTAAGAATGTTCTTAATGATAAAGCATTAAAGTATGTGAATGATTTTCAGAAAGCTACAATTAAAAATAAAGTAGAATACGGTCAAATATTTGATTCTAAAACAGGAATACCTGGAAGTCCTAAATTTAAAGGTGGAAAAAATTCTGTTAATATTAAGACAGGCCAATCAGTTAAAAATCCAAAAACAGGGAAATGGGAATATACTCAATTTGAGGGAGATGCCATGATCCACAATCATCCTTCAAATGGTTTCTCTGTTCCATCTGGGGATGATTTTGCTTTGGTAATGAGTGAATCACGTATAAATAAGAGTGTTATAGTTTCACAGAATGAGAAATGGATGATTAAAGCTAAGGGAAAATCTTCTCTTAACACTGCTGAATCTGTGAGGGTACAGATTAACCAAATTGTAAATAATATAAAAAACGATATAAAAACAGAGATGAATAAAGGTACCTTCAAAGGAGATATTTCATTCGAATCACTTAAAGGAACTGTTGATAAACGTGCAGGTGATGAGATCATCAAAATCGTGAAGGAATGGAATAAGAAGGGTATTGATATTGAGGTAGTGAGGTTTTAAGATGGCTATTCTTGAAGAACCTATCATTGATGCAGAGGTTTTTTATAAAGAAGTGAAGGAGTTACTGAAAGAAAAAAAGGCCAAATCTACTAAAAAGAATTTAAATAAATCTAAATCCTAATCTTTTTTTATTCTCATTACAGACATCTAATAGTGTGGTAAAGGTTAATTGTTTCTTTGTAATGAGTTAAAAGCACCCCCGGCGAGTGGCCGGCCACGAAACTAAAAAAGAGAACCTTTACCCGGCTGATAATTTTTACTTCTTTATAGTGTAGTTTAACGAAGCTGGTATCCATCAACTTTAAAATAGACTCAATACTCTGGAAATAAAGATAAGGAGATTTCAATGTCCTTTCTAAGTCAAGCATCGAACGCCTTAGGCGGAGCCCTAAACAAAATAGGACTAAACTATCCTAAACAGGCCAGCGCCACCGGTGACCCCCTAATGGATAAATTAAATGAGTTCACAGGGATGCACTTCGAGAACATAGCCGATTTCCTAAGCTACTACCGAAGTAACTATTTCAAAACCGCTTATCACCAATTAGGACTCAACCCCACCGCTTGCTTCCAACTGGGAATGAGCAATCCTTGGGTGGGTGGAGCTGTAACCGCGATCAGTAAACCTATCGGAAGTGCTGATATCATAGCCAAACCCTCCGAGGAGGGTGCAAAGCCCAATACTGTTATAAAGGAATCCCTGGAGAATCTCTTTAAATATCCAAATCCTACACCATCCGCACCGTTTTTCATTGAACAAATCAAGAGTGATCAGAAATACTGCGGAGCCGCTTATATTGAAGTGAATTATAACGAGGCAGGGTTCCCCGCCCGTTTCGATAGGATCAACCCGGTACAAATAAAGGTCAAAAAACGTGGTAACCGGGGGGTCTATGTAAAGGACAATGGTTACATATTCCCTGATGAATCTTTGATTGTGATTATGGAACAGAACCCCCTGGATAATTATATAGGATTATCACCACAGGTAAGGGTTTTTAATCATATGATGCTCGACGAGGCCTTGACAGAGCATAATCTCCGGGCATTTACGAAGGACATGCTTAAGGGATTAATCAGTTTGGATAGTAAGAACATGGACCATGACACCGCGTCTGCAGAGGTCACACGGCTACAGGAGAGTATTAAGGAGATGCAGGAGAAAGGCGAATCCGGCCACCTTCTCGTTTACGGAGCCACCTTCCAAGCCATGAGCAACACCAACAAGGACATGCTCACCAGTGAAATCAGTGAAAACATTATACAAGCCGTTAAAACCGTCTACAGAGTACCCCCATTGAAGATGATGCAGTACATCCCTGGCAGCCTAGGTGGACAGGATAAATCTCAAGATGACACGATGAATGAGACATTAATCGATGAAATGGATTATATGTTACGATTCTTTAATTACTTCTTTAACCGATACGTTGGTATTAACGATACTGTTCTAAGCTATGATAATCTTACAAGTGCAAACTTAACCAAACAAGCCGAACTAGATGACATCTATCTCAAAAATGGCAGTAAAAGTATTGACGAAGTCCGAACAGGCCGGGGTGAAGAACCCTACGAGAAGCCATGGAGTCAGGTCCCACTGGTTGATAATCGTTTAATCCCAGCCTCATCTTTTGAAAATTATGAACAGCCCGGGCAGGTACAGGCATCGGTGGTTGGTGGTGAAGCAGCCGTGGATCAGGATGAGATCCTGGAGACACAAATACGGGAACGAGTCCGCAGCATGCTAGCACAATAAGATATTTAATTTTTTGAATTTTTCTTATTTTTTCATTTTTATTTAAAAAAACTTTTTATGGAGGTGATTAGTATAAAACACCAACCAGACTGGGTTCAACAGGCCCTCAATAACGGAGACTATCCCTTTTTCTTCCAAATACCAATCATAGATCATCATACACGTGACAATGTGACAGAAATTGTCGGCCTCGGATCTAAAGTAGAGAGAAGCAGGACAGGACACAAATCCACGCAGGCTTTGATCGATAAATTCAATGAATCATACCTAAACAAACCACTCCTATTCAACCACGACATAAACCAAGCCGCGGGTAAACTAACCCGGGTAATCCCTGGAAAACCTGATGAATTCATCCCAGTCGCACAATTATTCAAACCCCACCCCAACCCTTACGTGGACGCGGGGAGGGCAAGAATACAACAACTACTAGACGAAAAAGTCCCGATGGGGATGAGCTACGGTGGAGTCTTACCAAAGGGCAATGTTACTAAAGAAGCAACTGGTGAGTTCACGTACAACGTAGCTGACCTTGAATTCATGGAGATGACCGTATCCCCATTCAACGCCCTCCGGAGCAGTGATGGAACAGTGAAATACGTGAATCAAAGCTGTCCAAATGGTATCTGTGACCAGATAACTCAACAAATCAAGAACGGCCCTAACCTACCAGAAATAGAGGACCTCACAGAATTAAACCAAACCGCAGAATTAAACCAAAGCACTGGAAGCTCATTAAACCAGCAAGCACTTGACCAGGCCAGGCAATGCATACAAGACGGAAACGTGGACCTGGACACACCATGGAACCGTGGAAGCTACGAACCCTACGATGAAACCAACAAAGAAGACCTCGAAAACAGTTGTCTTGGGATAGACGTAACCAGTACATATGACCGGTACAAATACCGGGTCTCCATCGGTGGAATACTCTATAAACAAGCAGTTATAAGCGTAGCCGCGAATAGTCCCGCCGGCTCAGAAGTTTATTCAGCTGCGGATGAACTCCTCCGACTGATTTATCAGATGGAGGAACCCGGCGAACCAGCTACAGTTACTCAGGCGAATATGTTTAAATGCAGTAATTATGGGCAATTTAATAACCAAAACGCACTTACTTCTGTGTCTTGTGGCAGTAGACTGCCAAATAACACGGATGGGAATAATCCCATTGCAACTCAAACCAATCCAACAAAAAATAATGGAGATGATATGATGGATGATGAAAGACTTGATAAAATTGAACAGACTTTAGATTTTGTTGTTAAAGACATTAAAGAACGAAAAGAAGCCGAAGAACAGGCTAAACTCGAACAGGCCAAACAGGCCGAAATACAAGAAGCCCTAGAGAAACAGGAAACTAAACATAAAGAAGAAATGGAAGCCTTTAAACAGGCCACCAAGGAAGCCACTGAAGAGCTCATAAATGACACTCTGAAACAGATCCTCGGAGATAAAGCCGGTATAGTCCAGCAGTCCAGACACCCTGAAAACCAGGACCCAGGAAAACCAGCACCAACTCAGGAAGAGGTTCCACCTGTCACGATAGAACAGGACAGTGATAAAACCATTACACAACAGGCCGCGGAAAAAATGTCTGTGGAAGAACGGTATAAATCCAGTGTCTTCGCACCGCCCGTTGTATTCGGGAAGGTAGTTGAGCAGGGATGGACCCCTGATGAATTCATGAATATGGTGGCTAAAAGAAACGGATAATTAACTATTAAAAGAGTAATCGAGGTGATTATTTATGGCAGCAAGCCAGAAAGAAATTATAGACGCATTCAAAACCGATTTAAAAGAATCTATAAAAATAGATTTCTCACCAAAACTAAATGAACAGGGAATGAAGAGGGAAGGAACCGACAACGCCGCAGAATACATAATGAACACTGTCCAAGACGGATTCCTAAAACAAGCCGCATTAGACCTACCCAGTGCAGCTAATTTCTTCCCCATACAATTAGACCCTAACGTATACGACCAGAGCAGCCTATATGGGATAACACCCCTCTTAACTTACCTGGAGAGTAAGGCGAGGAGAACAGCCGCATCCACCACCAAATTCAACTTCATTAAGTTAACCCAAGGATTCCAGGAAGAGTGGATCACCCCAGAAGGCACGACTACTGGGACTGAATACGGTGCAACTGACCTGGGAGAAGCGCAGATATGCTACGAAGCAGTACCATTCGATCTGTCCGACCTGCTTGGTATTGGGCAGACTGTCGGAAGCCGTGCTCAGGTACTTGGATTTATACAGGAAACACTACGTGAAGGACTGGAGAAAGTCCTGATAACAGGTGATAAAGGAACAGAAATGAGCCCCACCAATAAGTTTGACGGGTTATTTACCATAGCAGAAGAAAGTGGAATATACAAAGATAACGCCGGGGCGGAGATCACCCTGGAAGCCCTCCGAGGTGTGCATGCAGACCTCAGACAGCGGAAGAAAGGTTACGGAACCTTTGTCCTGACTGATGAATACACCCACGCCTCAATACAGAAAAATATGGCAGCCACTATCAGGAATGTGAACACCGTGGATAACATCATAGCGGGTGTAAACCCCACCGCATTCCAGACCAGCGCCGGACAATTACCTATCATTGTATCCCCTTTCAGTCCCATGACCATGCCTGACCCTGAAGATGGAAGCAAACCCACAGATAGGAAAGCGGGGATATTCAATGAAAGGTTCATTAACATACAAGACCTGATCACACCCTCATGGGTTGCCAAAGGCCGGACTAAACCATTAACCAGTGATGGCTGGATATTACAGGCTACTGTGATGTTCAACAACGTACCATCAAAGACTGCTGCACTGTATAATATCGACTCCTAGAACAGGTAGTTGATATTTTTTCCTTATTTTTTAAAATGGAGGTTTTAATTATGGTATTAAACGATTTAGAGAAGGAAATGCTTAACACTATGAACCCCGCCGCAATGGAGACCCAACTAGGTGACAGGATCAATAGATTAGAACGGGAATTCCAGTCAACCGAGCAAACCGGAACTGGTTCTGCGCAGGCAATAGCCCACGGTCTGGGAGTAGAGCCAAGGATAGTTATTATCTCCTTCTCTAGTATACCTGATGGTGGAGCCACATATACATATACTAAAGGTACTGCTAATGTGAATGTCACCGCCACGACTGGGGCTAAATACTTCGTATACGCAAAAGCCTAAAATTTTTTTGAGAAGGAGGGCCCAGGGATGTATTTAAGTGTTGAATCCTTAACCACACGAGCCGAACGAAAAAACGTCGACCTCACCGAGTACACAGAAGAGGAGTTAGAGGAACTCATCGAAGCCTGCCAACTCTTCATCGAGGAACAGACGGGCAGGATATTCGAGAAACGAACAGTTACGGAACGTTTCAACCGTTTCAGTGGAACCCGTTTACAAATGAAATATTACCCGGTGCTTAGTGTGGAGAGCTTAACCATCGATGAAACCGGCGTATCATGGTACCTTAAGGACCCGGATCTGGGTATTATACTCTTTGACACACCGATTTATGGTGAGGGACATTTTAACTTGAATAATATTATGGTTCAATACACTACCTGCCCATTCCTAGAGGACCCGGATAAAGTACACCCAACCGCCCGGAGGCTCGTCGCGGATCTGTGTCTTCAGGAACTCCTTAAAAGCCCGGGTGGAAAAGAATTAGCAAGTGTCAAAGAAGGCGATCTTGCAGAGACTTATACGAATGTTGATTGGGTGGAGAAACGCATTGAACAACTGAAACGCCCCATATTTGCAACAATCCCTGGGTGAACCCTATGGCTATACGGTACAAGAAGGACACAATCACCTTCTATGATGAAGTCCAAGACGCGGAACGGTGCGGAGTTGATCAGTACGGCAAAGCCCAGAAATGCTCATTAGAGTTAAGCACGGTGAAGGGTGATTTCCAACCCATGAGCCCATCAGAGCAGCTCCGGGAGTTCGGAAGCATAGTACAAGGATCCTACAAATTATACCTCGACCCTGATGTGGAGATACTACCTAATTATAAGGTGGCTGTTGAAGGTTACGACAGGAAATTCCAGGTACGTGGAACACCAATGAAATACACAGCCCTGATACCACATATTAAAGTCATCCTAGTAGAGGAAGGATTTGATCCCGAATGACAGTCCTGGAGATTAAACTAACACCCGGAGCGCGTAAACTCCTAGAAGGCAAACATGACATACAGAAAGGAATCTTATCCCCATCTTTGGATCGGATTGCTGACAAAACAGTAACTATCATTAAAAAACCAGGGATGGCGCCCAGGGATGAAGGTCACTTCGCTTCTCGTCACCAGGCAGATAAGTCACAACCCCTCCGGAAAAAAATCATTAACCCTGTCCGTGTCGAAGATGGAAGGTACTTATGGACGTATATTGTGAATGGGCACATGGTTTTAACCACCGAAAAGGCCCGTAGATGGTGGTTCTGGCACTTAAAAAATGAACTAGGTGGAAAATACACTCGTAAAACACCCGGTAAAGCCAGTGGCTACGTACCACCAGACAGGTATCCTACCCGGGCGGTAGCTGAACTAGTTAACAGTGGTCATGTAGATAAGATTGTCCTGGAAGAGTTCAGGCGATACTTCCATGGAGGCCAATAATTATGGCAATTCCCATTAAATTGTTAATGATAAGGCTCCTCGATGGAAGAATAACTATCAATGAGGAACCAGTTGAGGTCCTAACCGAGTTCGCCCCGAAGCCAGAGTTAAATTGTATCACAATGAACGCCGACCCAGCCTTGAATAGTAAATCCACTTTTCATTATTACCGGAAAACTAAGTTAAACCCAGGGGACCCGGGTTATGATCCAGATAATCCTGACATGATGTATGTTACTCGGAAGGTCCGGTGGGATGTTTATGAGGATTCGGTGTCGTTGCATGTATGGGCGAAGACGAATGAGATACGGGATCACCTGGTGATGCAAGTGGATAAAATAGTCACAGAAGCAAAGATGCACCATTACCAGTACTGCAGCAAATACAACCACATCACAGGAGTTTGCATCACAACCGAACAACAGTGTGATGCAGTTTCCCGGGATGGGGTACATAGTATTGAAGGTAGATGTCCCTACCCAGATATTGTGGATCCTGAAAGTCCACACTACCGCAACCCAAGGACCTATTTCCAGGAGACGGGTATTCGAGTAGAAAGTCTAATTTCACGTGGCGCGACCAATGTTGACCAACTAGATCTTGTCCCTGAAGTTTACCATACAGCGATTAATTTTGATTACACACTGGATAAGGAGACAGTGGTGGATGTAAGCCCATTACTCAATGTTACTGTTAATAAAATAAACTAATTTTTTTATAAATGGAGGTGAATCCATGCCTAGAAAGAAGGAAGCTGAAAAACCAGCACCACCAGAACCGATTGAACCACTCCTATCCATACCTGAACTACAGGAAAAGGTAGGAGTTTCTGATTTTGTTTTAATCGCATATCTCTCATCAACAAAACAGCTTAAAAAGTATAGGGAATATCCTAATGAGAAGATAATGACATTAAAAGAGTTTAAAACTGATTTAAATCAATATAAAAGGAAAAAAATAAAAACATGAGGTGAATTGATAATGGCAAATATACCCACGATCGTAGTAAACGATCAAAGCGAAAGCGAACCCATATACCCCAACCGCGAGGTGGGGAAACCAGTCCTAATAATTGGAGATGCAGGTTTCACAGGTGACAACACAAAAATATACACATTCAACAACTACAACCAAGCACGACAAGACCACACAACCACTGAAGGAATAGGACCAGAACCCGAGGACTGGATAGACAACCCACTATTACAAGCTGTAAAAGACGTCTTCAGTGAAGGAGGAATAAGAAGCTTCACAGATGAGGGAGGCATAGACACAGTATACGCAATTAACATCGGACCCGCAGCAACCGTAACAGACTACGAAGAAGCAATCGAGACAAGTGAAACAATAAAAGGCGAAACAGTAGAACTATACCCCGGATTAAGCGATGCTGCTATCATAACTGCAATACTACCCCACCTGAACAGCCTTGAAAAAACAGGAAATGACCGAATAGCAGTATTCACAGCACCCCCTGAAACCACCAAAGCAGACCTATTACTAATAAGTAGTTCAGAAGAAGGAGGAGCCGAAATAAGAAACAGCAAAGCAGCATTCCACACCAACCCCGCGATGCAAGCAGCCCTCGCAGCTAAGATCGCACGGACACCATACTACCTAGACCCCGCACTCGGAAAATACAGAAGTAAAAATAATTCAGACCTACAATACTGGAATAAAGAAGACCTCGACGACCTGGTAGGCGCAGGACTCATCGCAGACTGGATCGGACCCGACGGCATAGAACCATGCATGGCAGTCAGCACCGGATACGCAGAACTAAACGGCGAACGAAGAGTAGACGGCCTATTACATCACAAACTCAACGTGAACCACCAAACCGCTGAATTAATTAAAATTGTTAAAAGGTTCGTGAAAAAGAATAACACATTAACCGCCCGAGAAAACGCAGAACAAGGATGCATATCACATCTTGAAAACGAGAAACTAAACGAAAGACTCGAAGACTATGTTTTCAGTCTAGAAGCCCCTGATGCTTATACGTTAAAAATCATTGCGGACTTCCGCCCAATAGGCGCAACCTACTATATAAACATAACCAGAACAATTAAAACACCAACCGGAACCGTAGAGGAGGCCTAATAGTATGGTAGATACTGTACAACATTTTGATGTATTTGAACTCCACGTGCAAAACACCAGACGCACAGGCGTAATAGTATGCGATGGAATAGACATTAAAATTAAAAAGAACAAAACACGTATTAAAGCAGGCCACACCACCAAAGCAATAGGTAAAATAAACGGTGATGAGGAAATAGATTTCAACCTCCTAGCCGCTAAGGACCAACCTATAATCGACGAATTAATCAAAGACGATGACGACGGAATACTAACCACATTCACAGGCATAGGCAAATTAGGAAACACCGGAACACCCGCCGCGGTTATGAGACTGGACGGTGCTTGGTTCACCGAATATGACCCAAAATACGAATCCAAAAAAGAAGTAGCTCTGACAGTTAATGGTGGTGCTCTACTTTTCACCAAAATCAAGACTCAGTTCCCCACACTAAAAACATAAAACCTCTTTTATTTCTTTTTTTTATGGAGTAAAAAAGAAGGAATAATAAGCTTATTCAGTCAATTTAAAAATGCGTCCGGACAGATTGTTGACCCGGCGAATCAGGAACATATCACAAATCTATCAAACGCATTAGGACAACTCATAGAAGACATACCAGAACTCCGAGGAATCAGTTTTGACGATTACTGGTAATTCGCATTATACACAGAATACTTCAGCAACGTATACGAATTAGACTTCAAAGAAAATAGATGTTAAGGTGAAAATAAAATGGAAATTCACACTGGCGAGACCTACACAGCCACCAAAACCATAAAACTCGATGATGGAGAATACACCGACCCCGACACCATCACAATCACAATCACCAATCCAGATGGCACACTATTAGTCAATGAAGCCATACCAACCCGTACCGATGTGGGGAGGTACAGTTACGACTTCACCGCCCCAGAACTAATCGGAACATACACCTTAAAATGGGAGATGGTGATTGAAGACGAGGAATTTCAAGTATCAGAAACACTCGTAGTCAGACCAAGTATTGATACATTAATCACCACGTTCAACGCGAAACTGATTTCAGAAGATGATACATTCAAAAAAGGCACACATGGCCAAACAATAGTTTTCCAACTCCTAAAACAAGAAAACACCCCTATCAATTTAGAATCTGGAATAGTTAAGTTAATCCTCAAAAAAGGGGAGTTACGTAAAGAGTTTGAGATGAGTATATTTGATAGTGAGGAGGGAACTGTCTATTACACATTCCTGGAGGGGGATTTAAGCTTATCTGGGATGTTAAATGTGGAAATACAGATAACTGGGACAGATAAGAAGATTATATCTGAAAATAGCGTTAAAATCAAAATCTTAAGATAAAAAAAGGACTTTTTTATGAGGTGTAAAAACATATGACTAAAGCAGAAGACAAAATAATCTATAATGATGGTATAACGGATGAGATGAGGGAGAACAGCCCCTTCCCCATACCTGAAATTGATTATGAACAGATAGCCCAGGAAGCCGCTGAACGTGACAGGGAAATTTACCAGCCCCAACGAGAAGAACAAGCTAAGGAGTTCTTGGAGAACTTTGATGAAGTTATTGATAGTGAAAAACAATTCCTGGATCTATTCAACCCTGACAGGTACAAATTCAACATGACCTATGGACCACCAGGTGAACGGAAACTCTTCAAACTAGAATTAATACCCGTGGATGATCAGGACTTATCCTATATCGATATGGATATGAGCATCTATGAAGACTTAAACACCAAGGAACGGAAGGTACTTGATAAATACTATGAAGGTGAAGGAAAGCTAACTAAACGTGAACAGGCAGTATTTGATGAAATACAACAGAAAGAGAAAATTAAGCAGACACGAGAAGTAAATAATATGCTCTGCACACTCCTTGCTAATCATCTGACTTGGCCTAATCACAAAGTCCACACCCTGGAGGAGAGGATCGTTTTCTGGAAACATGCACCCTTCGACTTCCGAACATACCTAGGAAACAAAGCACTGGAAATCTTAGGACTCGACAACCGAAACAGTGTAGTATTTTTTCGATCGGATAATACGGAGCATTGATGGAAAAATCATCAAAAGAATCTTCGAAGGCAGCAGCGGCAAGTATACACCCGAGTACATCCTAAAACACAAACATCACCCCACCATCCGCTACCTGTGGAGAATGTACTACCAGGAAATCCTAGACGAAGCCGAAGAAGCAGAACGAATACAAAACGAGATAAACAACATGTAAAAAAGGGTTATTTTTTTTACCAGATAGCCCCAGTCATTGCATCTATGTCAACACCACCCTCAACTACTCCTGTCTTTTTATCAAATACGGCGACATGCCAGTATGGATGGCTGCCTTCATGGTAATATGCTTTGAAGTTCCACGCTCTTGGATCAAATCCACAATCATTTATAGCAATGTTTATGGCTTCTGACTCAGTTATAAGTGGGTCCTGACTGGATGTTTCTTCCTCTGGTTGACTTGTGTCAGCTTGTGTTTCAGTGCTGTTCGCTGTAATATTATCCTCTGTAACCGTGGTATTATTAGCCACAACAGGAGCGGCCAAATAGCCTTGTAAGATAAAACCAGCCATAACACCAGTAACAGCCACCAAAGCAATTATAACCATGATTAAAATCTTCACCGGCTTATCCATCACGACACCTTTTTATTTGGATTGGAATGTTTCAAGAATCTTTTGCAATCCTTCGTTATCTTTACTATTACCTCTAACATACAATTCTTTATTATCTGGAAGATCTATGGCATAAGCGAACCAATCATCCTCCGATACAAACCGGTACGTTTTATTTCCTATTGTTTTAGATTCATAGTTAGCACTGTCAAAAATACGGCCAATATATACCTCTTCACCAGTGTGTACATCTTCACTAACTATATCATATATCTGGACCCGTACCTCACCATTCGAAGAATTGAAGTAAACACCACTAGAATCTGTACTTTCATAATCAATTACCCAACTATCAGGATAATCAAAAGACATTAACGAATTATTATACGTTTTAAAACTCGAATAACTCGTTTCAGTATCTGAAGTACAACCACTAATTGTCACTGCTAAAATTAATATCCCTAAAACCATTAAAAACGATGTAAATTTCTTCATCATTTATTATTCCCCCTTTTACAAAATGTGTTCCTTATAATATACCTTGGAACACTGTGAAAGCAACATAGGACAGTATAACAAGAACGACGAGAACTAGAATGGTTGTTAAAGCAGGGTTAGTTTCTTTGTTTTCAGTCGATTTAATTTGTTTATTTAGAGATGCCCCACATTTCTGACAGTACTTAGCATCATCAGGGTTTAACGCCCCACATTTGCACTTAACCATATTATTTACCAATTCAAATAATTATGTTAATTATTAAAGCGAATAAGAATATTACAACAGAGAACAGTATTAAGAATTTTCCCCGTTTTTTAGCAAATTCTTCCGGACGAGTCCACATATATAATCCGATACCAACTGTTAAAATAAGTAATGGAGCATATATGAATCCTAAAAAAACTCCAGCAACACCCAATAAACTTAAGTTTTGATATTTACTTGGATATTCCTTTAATTCTACCCCACATTCTTGACAATATTTAGCATTATCCGGATTTATAGATCCACATTCACATTTAATCATAATTTTCACCTTGATTAATTTATTTAGCTTTCTTATTATTTATCCTTTTTTAAAGCCCCCTCCCAATATCCACAAGTTAAATTGATATATCCCCATTTTTTCTACAGTAGAACAACCTTAAAAACTGAGAAACACCCTAACCCGGGAGAGCACTATAAAGACGTTTTAACCAAAACAGGAACATATAATCATGGTATCAGCAGAAGAAGTCCTCATCAACCTAGTTGGAAGAGACCAATTAAGCGGCCCGATGAACAAAGGAGCGGCCAGCTTCCGAAACTTGCAGAAAGAAGCCGGCGCTGCAAAGGTTAGTGTGGACCGTGTAGGTGCTGGTAAAGCCAGCATGGATAAACTAAGCGGCTCCACCCTAGGCGCTGCTGAAAAAGTGAAACAATTAGCCAACCACGCACAAGGCGCACAGGGAGAACTTAATAAAATAGCCGGTGCGGGTGCATCAGTGAATAAAGTTGGTGATTCTGCTAGTAATGCAGGTAAAAAATTAGACAGCATGGGTGCCGCTGGAAGTAAAGCAGGAGCATCCTCAGCCGCTGGTATGAATAAAGCCACAAGCGCAGCGGAAGGACTGTCTGGCATGATCGGTCAGGTGATCTCTGGTTTTGGATTAATGAGTATAGCATCATCAGCAGCTACCGGCGCTATGAGCAAGGAGATGAACCAGGCCCTTCTTACAAGACGGTATGGTGCAGAGCAAGCTAAAGCACTTACAGGTCAAATACAACAGATCGTCGCTGATGTCCCGGGTGATGATACTTATATGAATCAGATGCTTAATTTAGCTTCTTATAAGACCGGGCTTACCGATACAAACACGTTGAAAGAGCTTGGAACCACTATCGCTGATTATACGATTGGTGGTCAAGTTGTTGCGGGTCAACGTCCTTGGGAATCACAGATGGAACTCAAGGATTATATTTTGAACGGGAATACGGCTTTAATGGCTCGTGATGGTATTCTAAAAAACCATATTGATAAGTTAGAGAAAGCAAAAACCGTTGAGGAACGGATTAAAGCACTAAACGAGGCTCTGAATGAAGAAGGACTCAAAGGCATAAGCACGCTTGAAACCACCGCCACCACCTGGGAAACAGTTAAAGGAAAAATACAATTAGCCCTAACAGCGCTTGGTGAGAAATTCTTACCAACAGCATCAAAAATATTAGACATATTCCTTCAATTAGATGAGAGTACAGGTGGTTGGTCCACCGAATTAATCGTTATTGGAGGTACTGTAGCGGCTATCGCTGGTTCCATCGGTCTGATCAGTGGTCCAATTAAAAATGGTATCGGATTATTCAAGGATATGAAGGATGGAGCTGTGGGGGTATTAGAGAAGATTGGATTGATTAATAGTACTCCTTGTACCCCTAAGAAGTGTGTCCAGGATGTTGTAACTAGATGTGGGGTGAGTGGGGGCACGGGAGGTGTACCTGGGAATATTAGTGGGGGTGTTAGTCCACATAGTGGTGCGATCTCACTAATGAGTATGATGAGTAAAGTTGGACAAGGGGTTACCATAGGTTTGACAGTTGGTGATGCACTGTCTAATTGGGTTGTTGGCCCTGCTTTTAGTGGTATAAGTAGTATTCTTGGGGGCGGAAAACCCTATAAAGCGTATCATGGTATCCTTGACTTAGTTGGATTAGGTAACACAGATTACCAGGTGTTGAGTAATGATGATCAGGTGCGTAAACGTGCCATAGCTGAAGGATCCATAACCCCTGAAAAGATAAAACAAAATCTCAGTGATTGGGGTCCTTTCGACCCTAAAAACTGGCCCAAACTACCAGAAGGAATAACCAGTCCCTTCCCTAAGCTTCCTTCAGGACAGGATTTACTCGGTTGGTTACCTAAAATAGGGAAAGGTATTGCTGGTTGGGGTGGTATTTTAGGGGCCCTTGGCAGTAAATTACCAACAGGTGGATTATTAGATGCATTATTACCCGGGACAGCACATGCTGCAGGCAGTGGAGGTGGTAAGCCTTCTTTCCAGAAGGACATTGAGTCTATGTTGAAGAGGGGTTTTGGTAAGGGAAGCTGGTTTGATCTTAGTAAGCAAAAGTGGAAATTACCTAGTATCACACCTGTGATTAATTTTTTCAAGCGTATTCCTAATCAGGCCCGCCAATTCCTTGGCAAGTTGCCGGGTGTAGCTACGTCTACTTTTAACTCGATGGTTAATAATGCTAAGGAGGGTGCTGGTCGTGTGGTGTCAGGTGTGATTACTACGGTGTCGCAGCTTCCCGGTGCGGTGTATAATGAGTTTATGCGTATAGGTCAGTCTATTTTGAGTGCTGGTGGTGCGCTGTGGAATTATGCTTATCAAACTGGTTTAAACATTCTAAATGGACTCAAATCGGCCTTGGGAATAGCCTCTCCCGGGTTGATGTATAAGATGGTACGTGGTGAGTTGGCTAATATTCATGGCATAATGGGCGAATATCAATCTACCCTGGGAATGAGTTCGACGGGTATTGGCCAAGCTGTGCTACGGAATTTTAATATGATACAGAGGGCGCCTAGCACCAGGGCAGCCCAAATTAGAACAGGTAGTATGGGTGAGACTCATATTCACCAGCATGGTGAACAGATTAGTATCGATGCAAGTCATATGAGTGGTGATGAGCTTAAATCTTTATTATATGATGTTTTAAGCGGTATGAATAAAACGACAATTCCTAATGTGAGGTTCGGTTAAATGGCTGTTGTTAGTAAATCGGTGACTAAGTTCCCTGGAACAGTTGCACAATCAAGTAACGTCCAGGACCAAAACCAGTACATTTACCCCCGGGGTGCATGGGGTGGACTCTACGCGGTTAAGAAGTGCGACGCCCTGCACACATACTATAACTGTCCGCAGGGTGGGCCTAATCTCAGTGAATACTTGTATATGAGTAATTTTGGATTCAAAATACCCAGTACAGCGAAGATTAAAGGAATATTAGTGCAGGTGAAGCGGAAACAGGTAAATGTGGATGGTTTCGGTAGTAAATATGAAGTATACGACAACACCGTACAATTAGTGAAGAATAGTAAAACACTCACTGGATTAAATAAAGCTGAAACAGGGACTAAATGGGAGGCTAACCTCACAACTCATAATTACGGTGGTAAAACATTAACTTGGGGTGTTAACCCTACACCCTCTATTGTGAATAGTAGTGGTTTTGGCCTGGCGATACGGGTACGTCACCCTACAAATAAGCATCCGTTCCTGTATATTGATTGTGTGCAGGTCACTATTTACTATGAAGAAGGAACTAGCACCACTACTCCAAGCACACCTACTCCCAAGCCGTCTCTTGCAGCTATTCCTGCGCATACGATTAAGATCACCGACCCCAGCACGGGTAATAGCATTGGTTTTTTTGCCGAAGCACCCGATCCCACTCCGGATTATCCTGAACAGAACTTGGAAGAGGTTGAAATAGAAAATAGTTATCCACGTTTTTATCCTACAAATTATAAATACGAAAAATTCACTTTCAAAGTTTCACTCGAAGGTGATTTCAAAGATATACGTAATCAACTACGGACTATTGTAAACAAACCAGTGAAGGTAGTTTCATGGTGGGGATATAACTACACATCCTGGGTAACTTACAAAACAGGATATAAGAATGGGCATCCTAAGGCCATCTTCCTTGATTTCACAGTGCAGAGAATAGAATAAGGAATCATTTAACATGTATAGTAAGAGTGTTCTAAGCCCCCCAAGTGGTAGTTATTTCCTCTGCAACTTCACAACCCTACGTAAGAGTGGTGGAGATTACATCCCTGAGTACACCTTCCAAATAGTGGAATTACAGTTCAGTAAGGACATAACCGGACCCACCGGTGACGGAACACTAACCACACCCTATCTACAGGGCCAGGAAAACCTGATAAGAGAGGGACAGTTAATACTGATCAAAGGTGTCTGGGATTTAAACAGTAACAGCAAAGTATTAACTGATAAGTCCAAGGATAACGCTACCTGCATCTGTTATGGCGCCATTAAAAAGGTCAAACTACAACGAAAGACCATGGATATTGAATTCACCGACATGGGAATCCTCCTTGAAGCAGCAGGAACTGGATTTAAAGAGGGTGCAATGCTCATGCGGAAAACCGCAGTCGAACGCATAATAAAAGGCAGTGGTTTGATAGGTGTCTTGGATTGGGGTAGTAATGCTAATGAAATGATGGCCATGTGGGATATGCAAGGCGCAAGCAGCACAGGCACATCGCTAGTAACAAACACAAAGTCGTATAGTGTGAATGAATGGCAGGCACGGAATGATTATAATAAAAATTATAGCACAGGCAACCCACCAGCTGACGCACCAGTTATTTCTCATTCTGGCTGGTACCCCGTGAATCAATGCGCCGGGAAAATACCATGGAAAAGCTTCCCCTTTGCCTGGTTGAATTATTGTCCTGCATGTGGATCTGTAGGAACATTAAAAATTGAAGGCAAACCCACATATGGAGGAATATACTGTAGCAAATGTGATGTTGATTATGATCCCGTCGGTGGATTTGGTACAAGCGTTTATATTGGTGGCCGTGAAGTGGGAAACGCACCCACCGGATCGGGTGTGGCGGCGTGCCGATTAAGATTAACACCACACCGCGGTGGTACGAGTGGTGATGTAAGTGCGGGTTATAGTAGTATCGGTTCAACTACCTGGTGGGATCTACTCACTGAACTACTCAACCCCATAAATGTGGATTTAATGGCGTATGTTAAAGGCAAAAAACTTTACATAAAAGAGCCTCCGGCCCCATCCACGGTTAAGTTGTGGGTGGATGACCAGGTAAATCTGGTTAAGGATAGTGTGACTGTGACTGAGGCGGATCCAACAACACCTAATACGGTGATTGTGAATTATGGTAAATCAGCGGCGGGTAATAGTGTTAGGGTCCAGAATAAGAAGATGGTCACACAATATGGTACCATCACACAGAAATATGATAAACCCGATCTTAACGCCGTCCAGGCGAAGGCCTACGGGGAGAAGATGCTCAATAAGTTGGAACGGAATAATGGCTTTAGTATTGATTGTACTGTAATTTATCATCCATACTATTTTGTGGGTGAGTGGTGCAGGTTTAAGCATCGTACTCTGGATATTGATGATGTTTATATGATCACGAAGACGAATATGAAATTAACAGCTAAGAGCACTCCTAAGGTGGATTTAACCCTCACTGATTACGTGCCATTCGTATCTAGTAGTGGTAGTGGTGGTTCTCAAGGCATATTTGCACAGATGGACATTATAGGTGAAAAAGAAGCACAATTCGAGGATGTGCAGGGCAACTGTCATAACGCACAATGTATAGAGCAGACTGGTAAAGGTGATTGCTGGGCTGATAGCGAGTGGTTATATTTACAGTTAAATCGTGCAGGTATAAATGCTAGGATAGTTGGATACGCTACTCGGAATGTGAAGTATCCGCGCCATTGTTGGGTACAGATTAATGTGGGTAATGGTTGGGTTGACTGGGATTATAAGAAGTACAATTCAGAACACTATGGTAACGTATCTCCCGGGGCAGCGACTCGGGTCCTGATTAGTGAGGGTAAGACTTCAGCAGCGCAGGTTGATATTGGCAGTACAGGATACTAAAAGAGATGATTATATATGGCTAAGAGTACGGTAACAACAGACGCAATACGACAGGAATTAAGGCGTTTCATCAGCCCCAGCCTGGATAATGTCAGTAATGAGCAACAGGGGGGTAATAACCTTCCCCTTGATAAGCAAACACCCACAGTTGAATTAGTTGTGATTGATTGCTATTTCCCGGGTAAGATGATGCTCCGCGGCCGATTACGTGATTCAATCACGCAGGGTGTGACTACTGAGGAAGTCTATGCACATATCTTGGTGCCGGATTATCATGAATTCGTGAATAGAAGCTGGTTACCAGAGGGCACTGATAAAATTGATGGTAAGACTGGTTGGAACAGCCGCATACCAAACCAAACCCCGGTAGGAGTGGTGGAAGCTATTAAGGGCAACCCACTGAATGGTCACGTATTCCTTGGTTATGTTCATATGACTGATGAGGGTGATCTTGAGGTAGCATCTGAACCAGAACATTGTTTAACGCAAGAAGAAGTGGATAATCGAATAAACACTTTAGCCCCAGACATAGCAGATATTAGGATTAATGCCTTAGCCCCAGACATAGCAGATACTAGGATTAATGCCTTAGCCCCAGACATAGCAGACACCCGAGCCGTTAGTAAAATCAATGAACTGGTTCCTGGCATGACTATGGACCAAGATGAGGTCGATGGAAGGATAAATCTCCTTACACCTGGAATCGCAGATACAGAAATCCAGAATGATGTACCTGGAATGATTGAAACTGCGATAAATAATGCGAGTTTGGCACTTATTGAAATGTTAGCACCTGTAGGTACTATCATTACTAGTGCGGACGGTACCAACCCGGGAGAAAGAATACCTGGCACTACTTGGGTTCCAGAGGCAGAGGGAAAATTCATTCTTGGTGCTGGTGGAGGTTATGCTAACGGTGCGACCGGTGGGTCTACGACCGTTACCTTGGGTGTGAATAATCTACCAAGTCATAAACACAATGTTAGTATTGTGTCCTCCGGAGGACACACCAGTGGCACACCATCGACTAATTCAACAGATAGTAGCGGAGCAAGCACAACCGATAGTGGTGGGAATGGGAATACCGGAAGTGGTGGTGTCCACGATCATAAATTAATGGTTAGTACGACTGTGACATACGCATCAGGGTCAGCTACACGATTAGGTGGTACAGGGGCATCTCCAGATAATGGGTACCATATCGAGGATAGCACTTCACATACCCACAGCATACCAAGCCATACACATACAACACCAAATCACAGTCACAGTTTAAATAATCATACCCATGCAGTACAGAATCACACACACACCGTGTCAGAGGATAACATAGGTTCAGCAGCACCGGTAAGTATTATGCCACCATATATTGCACGGTATAAGTGGAGGAGAACAGCATGAATGGAGAATTAATCTTAACAGATAAAGAAGTTGCACGGATAATTACATCAGAAATAGGTACAGAAAACATAACATCAAGCATCGAATCCGGACAGGATGGTAATACAATAAATTATGAGATAGTTTTAGCTGATGAAAAGATAGCTGATGCTGTTAAATCATATTTGGAGAGGCGTAACACTGAATTAGAAATTGGTGAAGTTGTTCTTGTTGAGAAGGTTACAGATGCAAACAAATTCACATTTTAATTATAAAAGGAGACCTCTATGATGGTTGATTTTGGGAAAGACGTGCAAATACTGCCCAGCAGTAACGGATATTATGATCGTGTCCTAGAAAACAATGATTTCAAGATAATAAGTGGAACTGAGTATTTACAGCAGGCCTGCGACCTTAAACTGAACACGCGGTGGGGTGAGATGAGAAACAACCCCACATATCAGAGTTGGGGTAATCATGCCTGGGAAGCAATCAAGGAGAACAACACTGATATGGCTAGGGTGATGATAGAAGAATCCTTCCGCTCCGCCCTGGAAGAACTAGATGGTGTGGCCAGTATAGATTATCTGGCTGTGGAGTTTGACCAAACACCCCCTGGAGGGGTCCGAGTTATTTACGCCGTCAGGGGAACGGACAGTACTAAAGCAAATGGAATAACAGGAGTGTAAAAGTTTATGCCTGGTTTTGATAATTCAATAAATTACAAGGAACGGCAGTATAATGATTTATTCAGGTTCCTCCTCGAGAATATGCAGGGAGAGGGAATATTAAGCACTGCAATCAGTATTGATGATGTAATCCTACACCCAGAGAAATACGCGTCTAATGTAGTGATTATGGAGTGCAGCGTCCACGCACAACTCTACAGTGAACGATACAAAGACCTAACCCTAGTAAATAACGGTTTTAACCCTGATTTAGCACCCGCTCAACCTATTGTACAAGAGGATGATGCTCTAGCAATACTAGGGAAATTCTTCATTGGGGATCCGTATCCTCCAGGTTACGCGGTGACAGAAGTAACATTTCATGTAGATGAACCATCCACTGAGGATGTACCCATACCCGCGGGAACAGTGGTTCTATCAGAACAGAACAGTAACATCTTATTCAGGACCACCATGGCTGACACATTACTCACAGGCACAACTGATGTCACGATACCTGTGATCTGCACTAGTAGCGGCCCAATAGGCAACGTACCAGCCGGCACGCTGGTGATTATGGTGGACCCTATCCCCGGAATAGAGGCTGTGAATAATCTTAACCCAGCGTATGGTGGTAGTGATGGTGAAACACAGGAGAGCTATAGGCAACGCTTATCATCATGGAAGTATAGTAATGTACGTGGGACCTATGACGCCCTGGTAGCTGCGATTACAAGCGTAACGGGTGTAAACGATTACTATATTGAACCACATCCTGCTGATGAATATGGTGTTACAAACATATCAATAGACCCGGATACACCGAGTGTTCTGGACTCGGTACGTGCTGCTTTGGAGGCGTGGAAAGCGGTTGATGAAAAAGTAATAGTATCAGGGGTGACATTAGAGGAAATTAATATCAATGCAGAGGGTAATGCCAATATAGATATGAACATCCCCTACAGTGCGGATGAATTAGCGCGATTTGGAGAATTAGCAACACATTACTTAAAAGTGTATATTAATGGTGGTTTAAACAGTGATGGTTCAAGTAATAGGGGATTGGGTATTGGTGAGGATTTCATTAAAAGCCGGGCTGTAAGTTATGTTCTCGGTCAAGTCCCTGAACTTAAGGATCTAACTCTTGGTGCACCTGAAAGTAATGTCGCTGTGGCAGCGGATAAGAAAGCCGTGGCAGGCACCATCACAGTAACGGTGGTGTAAGATTATGGCTGTATTGGATGATATACTCAACAGTTACCCTGCCCTCTTCGATAAAAGGGAGCATAGTAACCATTACAAGTACCATAAAGCCCTATCCTCTCTCGAAGAGGAGTACTTAAGGGATAAATTACTCGTTGAGTTGGGACAGCAAATAAGAAGACCAATCCAAATCTGGAGAGAACAAATACAACCATACATTTATGAAATCAAGTACGAAGTTAGCTTGGATGATATTAAGCAGGTTAAACTTTACCGGGATGGAGAAGAACAAATATTACTTCAAGATTCAGGAGTACTCGAAGGAGTAAAAACTTATAGTTCAAGTTATAATGCAATGTCTGAGGAAATAATACCCGTGGATAAATATTTCCTGGAAGTAGAAACCCATGAAGGCAGAATATTCCGGAAGGGCATCCCTGAAAACAATACATCTGTGGGTGATGTTTATGATCATGACCAGGCACTCGATGTTTGGGGATTAACCCTACAAATTCCCCGGCAACGCTTCAAAGAGGATATTCTTCCAGAAGACTATCCTTATACCAAACCTTCATACTTCACAGATGCAACGGAGTGTGATGTAGCTTATGAGGAACGTATCATAGAGTCAATGGAAAATTACAGGAAGTACCCGCTTACTATTGCGGAGATTAAACGTGTCCTCGGAGTTCTGGTGATTGTCACTGGTAGATGGCGTATTGTCGATGCCGGCGGCCACGTCGAGGACGGAGAATATAATGCGGCGGTTCATGAATTCTCCGCTTCACTCGACAACATACCAAAGAATATTGATTTTGGCAGTGCCGGAGATATACAGAGCATCATAAACCGAACGATGCCTGTTGGTAAGAAGGGATACTTTGTTTTAAGCCAGGAAGAATCACTTGGCAATGATCCATTCACACTCCTAGATAATATTGGTGAGTGGACATGGATACCAGAGGGTGAAGCATTCAACCTCACTGATTACCTAATGGCTAGTGTGGAGACAACAATAGAAGAAACACTATCACTAGTAGATGCGGTAAAATTAACAGGACTGATGCAACCAACAGAGCTGTTAGAATTACAGGACCAGGTGGCCTTTACCAATATCGGGAATATACGCCAGGAAAACCTTAGTTTCTTTGATCAGGTTAAACTTTTAGGATTAATGCAACAAACAGAAGCCTTATCTCTTTCTGAAGACATCCACTGGACTGAAATAGCACGAATCCTATACCATGACACAAACACCGACTTCGCCCTGGACACCCTAGTCGGTTGCAGCATCAGTGGCACGGGAAGCGCGGCATACGTCAAATTAGACCCACTCAACACCAACCAATCCAGGAATCCCACCGGTCAAAGCCAAAGCAGCGAAGGATTCGCCTGGAATAACCCAGGTAATGTTGTTGATACTGATAGTAGTACTTATGGATACACTGAGAAACCCGCTCCGGTCTATGGTGATACGGGAGCAAAAGCAAGCACCACACAGGCAAGTGTGAATGAAAGCCCGGATAATCCTACTGGTGGTGGTATTTGGCAATATAGGGAACGTGTTGAGGTCAATGATGATACCGGTGCTTATGCAAGCGCAACCACAAGTTACAGGAACACAGATGCTCTCAGGGTGACTGGTTTCGGTTTCAACATACCCAGTGATGCAACTGTCTCTGGTGTGATAGTCCGGGTGAAAAGAAAAAGTAGTACATCTGTTACCCCAACACGAGATTATCGTACACAATTAATCTATAATGGGAATAGGATAGGGGATAATAAGGCAAGTACGGATAATTTATCACAAAGTTATATTACAAAATCGTATGGTAGCAGCAGTGATAAGTGGGGTTACTCCTTAACACCTGCTATGGTTAATTCTTCATCCTTTGGTGTGGACCTGTCTTATTATAATGGCACCAGTTACAATCCTACCTTCTATGTTGATTATGTGAATATAATTGTATACTACACGATACCAACACAATATTCTTACCCTAAATTGTTAAATCTGTCCGGATTATCCTTTAGCATACCTTCTGGTAGTGAAGTTGTGGGTGTAATGGCACGTATAAAGTCATGGTGTAAAACAACAGATAAAACATTGACTGTAACCCTCACTGCTGGAGGAGTGTCTAAAAACAAAACATTAACTTTACCGACTTCAGCTAGTAATCTTGACTTCGGATCAGGAAGTGACCGTTGGGGCGGCCTCCCCAACACACCAAATAGTTACAATACGGTTACGATGTCCCTGGATGTTAACACCGGCTACAGAGTACAGATTTACCACATAACAATTTACGTGTACTATAAATTGCAAGATGGTACTTTACAAACTGCCACGATAACCGCCCCTGGGGATGGTTATAGTTGGAATAAACTAGAAACAGTACAGTCAGTGCCTAGTCAGTGTGGAGCGAATGCATTACTCTATGACATTCTCAGGGATAGTGACAACGCCATATTATTAAGTAACCAGGTACCTCCAGTGGATCTTTCCACCCTAGCCTATCAAAATTTGAAGGTGAAGGCGAAGTTTCACACGGATAATGTGGCGTATTATCCCAGAATTGATTCTTTGAAGGTTACAGCGTTGAAGAATAGATCCTACTAAAAATTTTTTAAATTTTCTCTTCTTTTTTTTTATAATTTCCCTTAGTTTGAACTTTGAAAAATTTATTCAAAAAAAAAACAATGTTTTGGAGGTATACTATGATAAAAAATAATAAAATCGGATTAAAAGGACGATACAAATTTAACATACATTTTCCAAGGATGCTTGGAGATATAAACATCGAAACTGACTGGATGGAAAACATGATTGTATCTCTTGGAGAGGCAAACATCCTAAACCGACTCAAAGACAACACTCAAGGACCCATCATCGGCATGGGTGTGGGAACCAGTGGGACTGCACCTGCAAAGGGAAACACCAGCCTAACTAGTGAGGTAAGGAAAGCAATAGAAACCGCAACCGTAAACACAACCCTATTAACCACTACGTTTAAAACCACCTACACCAGCACGGAAATCAATGGAAAACAGGAAATCGGACTCTTCACACACGCCACCGCCGGCCAGGGACAAATGATCACACGTAGTGTGTTCAGCTCGATAAGTATCCCAGCAGGAAGTAACATGAGCGTGGAATATGTATTAACATTAACAGCATAA